GGACGCGGCCCCGGACGAAGCGGGAAAACAGACTGAGCAGCCAGCCGATGCACCGAAGTACACGCCCGAAGAAATAGCAGCCGCGTTCAAGGCCCAGGCCTCATACAAAGAGGCCCAGGCTGCCATGACCAGGGCGACGCAAGAAGCCGCGACGCTTCGCAATAAACTCGAAGCCATCGAGGCTAAAACGGTATCGGAGCAGTCGCCGGAAGAATACCTCATGGAAACGGTAAACGCACGGGGACGCGGGTTCAAGGGTACAGATGAGGATTACGAGAACAATCCTATAAAGTACATCAAGGACTTTGAAGCGTTCAAGGCTTCGGAGCGTGAGGCGGGATTAGCGGCCCATGCCGCCTTAGTGGAACGTCAGACGGTGGCTGTGTCCACGTTTGACGAGGCTACAGCGAAGTACGACGGCGACAAAGACGCACTCAAGGGTAAGGTTGCCACATTCCTTAACGAGCATTATGGCCAGGCCCTGTACACGCTGCCGGTCAGTGGCGGCGAGGGCGTCATAACCATGAAGAGCGTTATCGAGGGTGCAATCAGAGCCGTTGCGCCGAAACTGTTTGAGCGTCAAGACCATGCGGCGGAGGCCACCAGGATAGAGAATATCAGGGCGGCGGCGGCAATGAGTACGGCACAGCCGAAAGGCAAGCCCGGCGGCCCGGCAGACCTCACGCCGTTGCAGAAGCAGGGCGAAGACCACATGGCCTCGCTTGAAGAGGTCTTGCGCGGTGAACATTTTATTCCCACAACTATTTAAAAGGAGTTAAATCATGGCCAATATCTCAGGGATGAGGGATTATACCTCAGATTCCGCATTGATTGTGCGGGACGTATCCGACACACTCAGCAAGATACACCCGCAGGAGAATGCGTTTATAACGCTTCTCCTGAAAGCCTCGTCCGAAAGCGGCGACAGGCGCAAGTTCGAACACCTGGAGGACGACTGGGTCGGCAACACGGTCAATACAACTGCCGCATATACCAACGAGACGACTATAGCGGTTTCGGCTGCCGACGGACTCAAGATAGCGAACCGCGACATACTGATGAATCCGACCACGGGCGAGAACATCCTTGTCACGGCTGGCGAGGGTACGACATCCCTCACGGTAGTGCGTGCCTACGGTTCCGTAGCAGCGTCGGCAATAGCGACAACCGACACACTCAGCATCATCGGCAGCGCGGCGTATGAGGGCGGAAGCTCGCTTACGTCGGTAACCTCCGTGCCTGATTCCGCGTACAACTATACGCAGGACTTCCAGCACATAATCAAACTCTCCGACATCGATGCGGCTGAGAAGAAGTACGGCCCGAATACCAGGGCATACCTTCAGGCGAAGCGCATGGTAGAGCATAAGAACATGCTTAATGCCGCGTTCTGGTTTGGACAGAAGAAGCTGGACACCACGGCGGGTAAAGTTACCCACGCATGCGGCGGCCTTTACGGTGGCAAGGGAAGCGAGGGTATAACCACCAACATCAAAGACCTCGGCGGTCAGCCGATAACAGACAAAGCCCTGTTCGACTTTATCGCGATGGTACGCGACTACTCGGACGGGACAAACCTTTATCTGTTCGCTTCAAGCACCCTGCTCACAGAAATAAGCCTTCTCCAGATGAGGCTCGTCCGATTACAGCAGGCCAGCACCAAGTACGGTATCAACATAACGCAGTTGACCGCACTCGGAACAACCGTCAACGTCGTCGAGGAGAAAGCGTTCAACCGTAACGGGTTCCCGAACCTGGGCGTACTGGTGGACATGAACAACGTCAAGATTCACTACTTCTCAGGCGAAGGCTTGAGCGGTAAAACCAAGCTTTCGATGAACAAGCAGAACCCCGGCGACCACTTCTATGTTGACGAGGTTCGCACCATTGCAGGGCCGAGGCTTCGCAACGAAAAATCCCATGCTGTAATCACAGGCTGGGCATAAGGGATAACGGGGCTTCGGCCCCTTTCCTCCACACAATAAAAAAAGGAGTTTCGATATGAAAAAAATGCTTTTGTGTATAGGGCTTATAGTAGCCCTTACCGCTTCGGCGATACCCGCGTTTGCTGGATGGGGTGGAGAGCTTTACAAGCAGAAAGCCGTCTTGACCAACCAGTCAACAACGTCCGCACTGTCAATAACGACTGCGAATGTTACGGCGGGCCGAATAGTTTACGCCGGAGCGTATAAGTCTGGGAGCTTGGTTGTCCAGGGCAACGGCAGGACGGGCCTTAAAAATTATTCCGGTACACTTTACCTTTGGGGTTCCAACGACTATACCGGGTCGGGTACGGGCGGCACATGGGCACCTGTAGCCACATTGACGGGTACGACTTCAGGGCAGGTAGCCGCGCTGACTGTCCCGTATAAATATTACACTGTCAGCTATGTCAGGACGAACTCAAGCGTGCCGAGTGCTAATGCCAAGATAACGGCGACGATTTACCTTTACAGGGAGCAGTAATCAACAGGGGGCGGCTTCGGGCCGCCCCCTACTTTCAAGGAGGGTTAACGATGGCAAGGCCGAAAAAGGAAACAGAGGAAATGGAAACAGTAACGCCCGTCAGGTTTGTTTCGAGACATGGCCGCCTTGAAGTTACCATTGTCCACGACAGCGACAAATGGAACGGGCCTCATTATATGGGCAAGACCCCGGACAAAATAGCCCGGTTTGCCAATGGAGTTTTCACCACGTCCGACCCTGAGATAATCGACGGTATGCGCAACCATCCCGGCTTGAAGAACGGGCGGCTATTCACTGAGGTTGCGGCCCGACCTGCGGCCTCGTAACTCAAAAGGGGGGCGAAGTGTCAGACCAGATACTCGTAAACATCATAGTTGGGATAGCTGGCGTTCTTGCCCTGTTTGTGCTTACGAAGATTGACCGTAACCAGACGAACCTCTTTAAACGCACCGATGAGCATGACAAACGCATAACGATAGTTGAAACCCGTTGTGATGATACTCACGGTAAAATAAAAAGACGTAGGGCCAATTAACCGGAGGCAACCATGAACTGTCGCTCATGCACTATTGAAGATGCAAAGAAGGCGCAACAGGCGGCCTTGGTACTCCTCAGGACACCGGGAACGCTCCCTAAAGAGGACACCGAAAAGGCTATAGCCTGTCGCGAGTGCGCGTTTGACAAGCTGGTAACCGAAGCCACAAAGAGGTTGAGCGCATGTTAACTGATAAGCAGAAAGGTCAGACGGCATTAAGGCTTAACGGCGTATTGCCCGAAGTGAGCGAAGCGGTCAAAGAACTCCTTGCCGAACTTGAGGCAAAAGGGCTTTACTTTATTGTATCGCTCGGCATGAGGACGATAGCAGAACAGAACGCGCTCTACGCCATAGGCCGCAGTTTAGCGGGTCGCAAGGTTACGAATGCGTGTGGCGGATTTTCCTGGCACAACTTCGGCAGGGCTGTTGACCTTGTACTTGTCCGGGATGGTGGGGTGATAGAGTGGGAGAACCTGGACACGAACGCGGACGGAATGGCCGATTACTCGCAGATGGGACAGATGGCGAAGAACCACGGCTTTATATGGGGCGGCGACTTCAAAGGGTTGGCCGACTTTGGACACATAGAATATCATCCGGGATTGACATTAGCGCAAGCCCGAACAAGTGCGGGACTTACAGTATAAGGAGGTTAACAATGCCCTGGTATAAGCAGAAAACGACTTTAACGGCAATCGGCGCAATATTGACGGCGGTGGGTGCGTACCTTTCACCCGATCCCGCCGTGCATCTGAGCTTGATACAGACCATCATGGCTGTATTCGGGGCGGCAGCGGTAATATTCGGCAGGCAGGCGGTGGAGAAATCCGGGCCGACTTCCGACCCCGGCACATCCCTCAAAGACACGCCGCCGATGGGCGGCTGATGGGACGCTTAGACCTCGACCTTAACGACTCGGACGGGAAGCATGAGACGTTCGGCATTACAGCCGACGTTACCGGGGAATCAAAGCCCGGTCAGGAATTTTCGAGCGAAGGGGTTTACATTGAGGTTTCAGGCAATGGCGATTGGGATACTGCCAGCTATTGGCAAAAGGTAGGTATAGCGTTTAAACAACTTTTCAGGAGGTAGGGAATGGACGGACAGAATCCCATGATAGCCGGGATAGAGGCTTTCATACAGAAGCACTTCGATGTTAACGGTGACGGCGCGGTTAACCACAAAGACCTTTCGGCTGCCATGCTAAAGGCCGGAGAGTTCGTGTATCACTTCCTTTCCGGTGTCGTGGCCTCGGTTGCGCCTGAGCTTCCGGGCTTGGCATTACAGGCCGCCACAGCTGCCCTGACAACCACAGGCGACAAAAGGAAGGCCGCGCTTAATGGGATAGTCCAGACGCTTGCAGACGACACGGTACACGCTGCCGTCGCACAGGGTACGGATGAGGCCGTAGCAATAGGCGACCACTTCGGCATACCCGGCACGACGGTTTCGGCCCTTGTCGGTGCGGCATATGATACCGCGAAGGCAAAACACCAGAACAGGTAATCCGCTTTGCCTACGGCATACCGTGCCGCGGGTTAAACGGATTAGCAGTTGCTCGAAAAATTCGAGTAACTGCGGATGACGGGAAAAACTACCTGACTAACTTTTATAGCCTTGTGGAGGTTATCATGGACACAAAGACCTGGTATAAAAGGAAAACGACATACCCCGCCATTGTAGGCGCGGGTCTTGCCATTGCGGGCGGCATAGCCGAATACAGGCATATTTCCATTCCGTTTATCAATGATGGCTTTTGGTTTTGTCTGTTCCTGACATTGATGACTATCCGCGACGGCGTGGAATACCACAAAAAACGCGCCTTCAGGTTCGAGAACGAGGCGACGGCTCTTGAGCGACGTAGGTTCATTCCGTTTTCAAGGAGATAGTAAATGGCCTCAAATCCTGTAATAAATAAAGACGACGATTTCCATCGGCACGGCAGGCGCGTAACAAATATCGCTTACGTCTACGATGTAAGTTTAAACTTGGATACAGAAACAATTACCGTTTTGAATGTTTCGCCAAATGACGGAGAATCCGCTACGGAAACATGGAAGAAAACATTTACATGGGTCGGCGGCGTATGCACAAACGAGACGGGATTCGAAAAACAATAGATAACTACGGTATGGGTGAAGGGAGAACATCGGAGACTGTATGAACAATATAATAAAAATCGTATTTGTTATGTCCTTAGCCTTCGGCCTTGCCGTCGGTGTTTATGCCGGACAGGACGGCGGGGACACTTTGAACGTCACGCCGCCGAGCCAGATGGATAAGACGGTTGGAGTCGTGTCCGGGACATGGCATGGTAAGGTTGCGGTTGTTGGGAGTGTTCGACTTCCTGTTAAGAGCGACTATAAATCCATCTTCTACCAGTTTACGGGCCTGATAGCGGCAGGTGGGACTCGTAAGGTGACGGCGGCGAATTACATCATGGACAATTCGACCAGCCTACACCCGTACCCCTGCCAGATAACGGTCAACAGTATATCTCTTGTCGCTTCGGCAAATACCGCGTCGGCAAAGGTTTACTTCTACAACCGGGGGACTTATGAGGGTAGCGGGTATGGTACAGACACGTTCGCTGCCAGCGTGAATTTTGCATCCATAGCCGCCGCGCCGTCCGGCTCAACTTATATCCAGGACGTGCAGTGTTCGATTCCCTTAATCAACCTGGACAAGACCAATACAATACCGATTCTCATAAAGAACACGGGCGCGACAGCCTCAAGGTTCTATCTCGGAATAACTTACCAGTAGGAGGGCAGTATGAAAAAGTTGCTTTTTGGAATACTTTTACTGGCTACCTTTACGGGGATAGCTTGGGGCATGGCAGGCGACCCGCCGGGATGTTGGATAAAACCCTGTCCTCTTACACTTGAAGGCCACAACTCGGATGAAGGCTGTTATATATCTCCTTGTCCGCTTGGTACTTACAGTGTCCAACCGCTTGGAGGCTATAGCCTTTGAAAAAGGCCCTGCTTGCCGTAACCGTATACGTCGCTCTACTTGCCTGTTTCGGGGCCGTGGCCTCGCAGGGGTACGTTCAGAACGGCGTATCGGTTACGGGCCCGCACGGCAATTACACGACTATGGGTATGTATAAAGGCTGCATCACCTGCCATTACGTACGGGGGACGACTGCGGTTGTAGTGCATACGTATACATCGTGGGTAAGCCATTCAGGGTGCCAGTCCTTTAACGGCTACACCTGTACGCAAAGGTGGTACTCATATACGACCGTGGACAGGCACAAAAATTACACCTCGTTTTTTACGGGGTTCACCGGAGGCAAGAACCCGAGGCCGGGAGTGTGCCTGGTCTGCCACAACACGGCCTCGGCCCGGTTCTCGTATTCATCAAATACGACCGTCATAAGAACGGCAAGGTCAAAGGCGGTAGCGATAAACTCCGCGACCCATACCCAGGGGACGTACTACAACAGGCGCGATGCAGTAAGGTACTCGCCTGAAACGTCAGCCGCCCCTCTATTTTCGTACTCGCTCGGCTGGAATACAAACAAGACGGTGTCGAAACTTTCGCCGGTAAAGAATTGGGGGACGTCCAAGGTATCCCAGAAGACAGGGTTCGTGAACACTGTTAATAATTGCATGGACTGCCATCAGCCGCATTCGAGCAATAAGGCAAAATATCTCAGATGAGGAGCGCCATGAAAGGTTTCGACTTCAAGGGTCAATTTATAAGACTGCTCGCCCCCGGCAGACAGAAAGCCCCGTGGCCCGGCTGCACTGCATATAGCGGCATGACCGAGGAACTTTGCAACAAGTCCATGCACGAGTTGGCCGGATGCTTCCTCTGTCGTGTCCGCAGACGCGCTCAGAACCGCGCTTATAAGGCCAAGACCCGCGAATTAGTCTCTACATGTTTAGCGATAATGTTACCCTTGGCGATGTTTGTCGCCGGTGCAAGCGCCCTCGGCACGAGTTCCGTCTGGCGCGGCAAGGTCTATTCGACCGTCAGGCAGTATGGCACCATCGAAATAATCAACGAGAGCGGCGCGGTCGTCAAGACGATCACGCTTAAGGGGTTCCCGAACTACACCGCGAGCATAGCGTTCGGTAACTGGACCACTCCGTCCTCTGATGGTGTTTATACCGCCCTCTACAATATGAGCAGTATCAACGGCAAGGTTTCTTATTCCCGGACGCTCGTGGTCGACGCGACATCTGGTACTGTTGCACAAGTGAAAGGATTTGATAACTCCTCAACAGCGTATCCTATATTAAAGGCTATACGTTCGCTTATAATAATAAAGCACTAGGGAGAATCATGGCATACACAACTATGGATGTTTTGGCACTGTCAATTAGGGAGCTTATCCTTGAACCGTTGACAGGTTCCGAAACGGACGGGTTCCGGTTCAAGAATACCCAGATAGTCAGAGCGTTCAACCGGGCGATAAAACACGCCGTCGGCACTCGCAAGGGCGTTAAGGTGATAACGAATGTCCCGACAGTGGCAGGCGTGAATGCTTCCGCCCTTCCCGCGGGTGTCCTTGAAGTATACGGGGCGAACTATCAGGGCCAGCCCCTATCCCCTCTCTCGACATGGGAAAAAGACGTCGCCCTTGTCAATGCTCGGACATTCGGCGCGATACAGGGTTATTCAATTGACGGCGAACCCCCATACCAGATAACGTTGCTTGACGCACCTACAGCAAACGGGACAACAGACCTGAAGGTTAACGCGCTTGTGTTCCCGGCGAACGTGGCCGACTTGACGGCCCAGTCCTCAAGCCCCCTGCCGCCATACTATGACGATTTCCTAATTTTTACAACGGCGGGTATGCTTTTGACTCCCGACGAGGGAACGGCCCAGGACTTGAAGTATGCCAAGTATGCTGATGAAGAGTTGAGAATAATACAAGGCATCGAGGAGCCGCGCAACAAAGACCCGCAGGGCGACAGGTTCCACAGTATTTCCGAATATTGTACAGGAGAGATGGACTAATGCCAGCACTCCTAAAATTAACCGGATTGGGTTCAGGCGTGATGGACTTGGTTTTTACGTCCGCGCCTCTCGGTAATCCCATATACGACCCGGCGGTCGATGTCGCCGTGGGCTTGACTGCGGACGACTCGCTGTATACGCAAAAATTTGGCAATGGTTCGGCTAATATTGTGATTAGTTTCCCAAAAGAAAGCCCTTTGAAGTGGGAGGATTATATAGGCGGCTACGACCCGATAGCAAGAACCCAGACAGCAAACAGGCAATCTCTCTGCAACATCTTTGAGAATATAGCAGTGGGTGCGCTTAATTCCATAACCGCCGTAATAGGCGACGGGTATGGTAATTCTATCTCTGTAACCGCAAATATAATGAACTCGCCCAATCTCGGATTTAAGGCACTCGATAACGGAAATTACATCGGTGACCTGAAACTTAGGATACAGCGATAATGCGAACCGACCAGACGGCGGCATATATTGCGGCAATGGCTGACACGACGGCACAGCCCGTATTCTTGGCGGAGTTCTATTTCGCCACGGGCACGGTCTACCTTGCCAGTAAGGATATTACCGTCGGCACTCAGGCATATTCCGGTCTTATATCGAGTTGGGACAAGGAACAGCGTATTGATTCGAAGGGGTTATTTGACATACCGATTCAGTCGAGAGCTTTAACAATAAATAATGTAGGTTCGCCATTTTCCGCGCACCTTATAGCAAATTCTCCCCAGAATACGCTTGTCAAAACGTACCTGTGGTTTGACAATGTCGGATTGGGTTCGGCTGATAAAGCAGGGGCCGAGATTGGCCGATACTATATTGAGAAGCCGGACTGGGACGGCTTCACGTGCAATATTCTACTCATCAATGAGCTTTACAGGGCGAACAAGCCCATCGGCACAAAGATTGACCTGACGACCTACCCAGGAGCCGCGCCGAAGGCCGTGGGCGAGCCCGCTAACATAATCTACGGCTCAGTCAAGGACGTGTCCGCAAAGTGCATCGTAGCGGGCGGCGCGGACATTCTCGCCGTCGCCATGACAAAGACATCCACAACCATTACAATATCGAAGTTGCCGAACGCCAAAAGGTTCCCTACGTCGGGCGCGTTCACGGTAAGAATTAAGAATGAGCAGATACGGTGTTCCGGCTATAACGACACGACAAAAGTGCTGTCCGTTACTACGCGAGGCTACAATAGTACAATTGCAAGCGAGCACGGCGTAGGGCAGGCTGTGTGGGAATACCTTGCGTCTTACGATTACCTCGGTGCCGACCATGATGTAAAAGCGATAGGCGACGTGCGGGTGAACGGGTCGAAGGTTCTTACGGGCGTGACTAAGATACTCACACCAAAGGCCAAAGTCCAGTTATCGCCGGACTTGACTCTTGAAACGGGCGTTAATCTCGAAACCCTTGACTCGGGACTCCTGTTCGGCAACACCAACCGCGACATAACTCTATACGCGGAGGCTGCCGTTTGTCTTGCCAATAGTTCTCAAACTTGCATCTTGGCCGCGAATACTCCAAATTTAGGCCCTGTAAAGAAGGTTACAGCCAACCTAACTATTTATAATTATGGGGCCGCGTCCGCCGACCTGAATATAAGCGGTGGAACCGGCATGACGTGTACATATAGCAACTTAACGATAAACCCCGGCCTGAATACGTATACCCTGCCAGCTACTGCGGTTACTGCGGCGATGGTTTGGCAAACAGCACTCCGGGCAATTGTTTATTCTACAACGAAAAAGATAGCTATCCTTGATTGCCACTTTGATGTCACATACGACGGAACGGGCGTTATCCCCGTAAACACCGCGATTATAGCAGGTAATATAGGGACGGGCTTAATCGGTAGCAGCGGCCTTACTGTCCCCGTTGCTACCGATACAGAAAGACTCGGAAACATCGTCGGCATAAGCTGCATGTGCAATATTTCCAACCCTGGCGTTGCCCTCACGTTTGACGCGTCCGGCAGCACCAACCTGGGAATCAATATATTGGGCGGTTCCGGTTTAGGCGGTATAGATTTTACTGCTGCGACCACTTGGGATTTAGCTTGTGGTGCATCAACTATTCTTTCGACGGCAAGTTGGATTACGGATATAAAAGCGAATCTGACCGGAAATACTATGGTTTGCAACAGTCTTTATTTCCGGGTGCTGTACCAAGACGCGAACTACTTCAAGCCGGGCGGCGTATCCCTCGACGGCTTGAACGCTGCGGCGATAGAAATAGGAAACCGCGTAACCTTCGACTGTGACGGGCAGCCGGATGACGGGAGCGGGACATATACCGGTACACCATCCGCGCTTATAACCAACCCTGCCGACGTGAAACGACACTTCATAACAGTATATGGCGGTCTGACGGTGGACGCGACGAGGTTCAACGCGGCGCGGGCGGCCTACGCTGCAAAAAGTTATGTGTTCGGTGGCGTGATAAACGATTACCCGCTATTTCTGGACGTGCTCTCAAAAATGATGTTTCAGGGCAGGAGCATGATTTGGGACAGCTTGGGCGCGGTACGTATCCTTATGCTGCCCGACACGGCCCCGGCCTCAAGCAACAACCTTACGAAAGCGGACATCCTGAAGGATTGGGAAAGCCACGTTCCTATGGTAAGGATGCAACCCGTCAGCAAGGACAGGATACTAAATAAAATCGGCCTTCACTACAACAAGGTCGGCGACGGCTGGAATATAAGATATTATGGATTCGTGCCGGAATCGTCGGACGCTACAAGCATAACGAATTATGGCGTATGCGAGCAGCCGGAGTATTATAAATGCGACTTCATAAACGATTCGGCAACGGCTATCAGCCTGCAAGCGTTCGTACTCGGGAAATATAAAGGCCGGTCGGCCCCTGCCGTCCCGTTCAATACTATACTGGCAAACTTTGACATTGAACCGGGCGACTTTATCACCGTGACAGACGCGGACGCGGCAATCGGCCTTGATAATAGAACCGCTTTTATTGTAACCGAGGCCACGCTTGAACCGTCTGTCCTTATGCAGAACGGCATGAAGTCTTTAGAGCATATTTCCCTAACTATTGACGGATACGGTTCGTATATGGCCATAGCCGACGAATCGGCAGCCGATGATTCAGTTGCAGGATAACGAAAAGGGGACAAAATGAAAGGGGACAAAATGAAAAAGGATAGCATAATACCAGCGTATTTATTGATAGTGTCGGTAGTTCTAATGCTGTTGACGGCATCTATCGGAAGCTTAACAACCACGGCAAAAGCAGCCCAGTACGACGCTATAGGCAACCCGGTATTTTATGCCCATACGACTATCTATGCGGCACAGCTCAACAAATTACATGGTGGGCCTGCATTTACGTCCTACTCTACCAATAACGCGGCCACAATGGCGACAAAGGCCCCAATCGCCTCACCGACGTTCACGGGTACGCCATTATCGACAACTCCGGCGACGACCGACAACACAACTAAAATCGCCACGACGGCTTTTGGTAAACTGGCGTTCCAATCCGGGTACGCCACGTTTACAGCCCTGACTCCGGGTTCGACTGTTACATGGACACCTGTTGTCGGGACGAATGTTTATACCCTGACACCGGGCCAGACCGAAACAATCAACATGGGAACCGTCCCGGCGGGGTGTGTCGGGCAACTCGTCGAACTGGTAATCACCACGTCCGGCGTGTCGAGCTATACATTGACATTCGGGACGAATATCCGGTATGCCACGTCAACGCTTGCAACCGGAACGACAACGGCAAAGAAGTTTACTATTTTGTACCTGATAGAATCGACGACCTCAGTCATTGAGATATCGAGAACAGTTGCTGAATAACCTGACGAAAAAGGAGGACATTAAAATGCCTGATTACAATTTTGGAGCAGTTGACCCCGGCGGGTTTATGTTAGGCAACGACAATACACAGTTAGGAATGGACATCGCGGCGGCGAAAAGGAAATACATGCTGCCGCCCATCCAAAATCCGGGTTTAGGTTCGCCGGACGACGTTATTATGAATCCGGCCACAGGGCAGATGGAGGACAAAAACGGTACGCCTGTTAAGCAGGTACGCCGTCAGGCATTGCAACCGGGCCAGACGGGCGGCATAGACGACGGCAGCGGCCCGACACAGTATGTCAGCGCGGACGGTACGCCCCTTGCTGGCGGCGTGGAAGGGATACGAGGCCCGAACTTTGAGACTCTGTTTCGCGCGGTAGGCGGCGGCGGTGACGGTGCGAAGTATGCAGGCAAGCCCGGCAATAACATCATGACCATACCAGATGCATCAGGCGGTGCGGCCCCGGCCATGCACTCGAATGTCGACAGCGAACAGAGTTTTACAGGCGGGGTTCCGGCGGGTGGCCCCGGTGGACACCTATTGCTCCCGTCGATTGACACGCCGTTCCAGGGTGGCCCCGACGAATACGGCAGGCCCGACCCGCGCAACGGTAAGTGGTACAACTACCTGGGCGGCGGCTGGATGGGTACAGAACCTGCGGTAAACGACTACGCGAAGCAGTTAGTAGCTTCGGCACTCTTTGACCAGAAAAAGCAGATTATTGACCAAGAGAACCAGAACAAGCTGGACATTGCCAATATAGGCGCAAAGGCTGATATGTATAAAGCCGACCAAACCTTTGCGACGGCAGAGGCGAAAGCGGCAGCGCAAGCTAAAAAGGATAATCCGGGTACTATTGCGAACCCAGATTTATCGCTCACAGGAATGGCGGCCTTAAATAACTATGAACCGGATGTTCAAAAAACAGCAAAGATGCTGATTAACGACCAAATACAGCTGCCGTCCGGCATGGCATTAAAAACTCCTTATTGGATAGCTGTTATGAACGCGGCTGCGGATGTTGACCCTATGTATAATGCTGCGAATTTTGCAACAAGGCTACAAACGCGGAAAAGCTTTACTTCCGGTGCGGATGCCAAAAACATCACATCGATTAATACCCTTGTCGGACACCTGGACAGTTTGCGGGCGGCGGCAAATGAGTTACACAACGGCAAATTCCCAATATTGAATAAATTGGCTAACTCTTATGTAACGAACACGGGTGGCGGTTCAGTAGGTAAATTCGATGCAACAGCTAAAGCCGTAGAAAGTGAGCTTGCGGCAGTATTCAAAGGTACAGGCGCACCGACAGATCAAGAAGTTAAGGAATGGCGCAAAAACTTTGATGCGGCTCAGTCGCCGGAACAGATGCAGACCGTAATTAAACAAGCCGTTGAGCTTATGGGTTCCCGTCTTTCGGCACTACAGACTAAATATGAGCAAAGCATGGGGAAAATGGGCGACGGTAAGAATATTGAAGTTCTTAACGCCCGTTCACGGGACATACTCTCCAAAATGGGAGTTGACGTTAATCGGCTGGAGCCGGGACAGGCTCAGGATAATCCCGGCGTACTTTCAGCCGCGGTTGCGGCCCCGTCTGGTGGCCGCCCACCTCTTTCAAGCTTTAGGAGGTAGACAATGGCGTTCGATACAGCAGGAGCTAAAGCCGCCGGGTATTCCGATGCTGAAATAGCCGATTTCATGGGACAGGGTAGTAACTTCGACGTTGCGGGAGCGCGTCAGGCGGGATACAACGACGGCGAGATTATGCAGTACCTGGATGGGAATACCGCACCGCAGGCCGCGCCACCCGTCCCTAACTTCGGCAGCCAGGCGCGGGGGCAGAGTACGGCGGGGGATAAACCGTCGGCACTGAAGCAGGGTATTTCAAGCCTGGCCCATTCCGCGTTGCCAATATTGGGGCTTGTAGGTGGTGGTCTTGTGGCGGGTGCTGCTGCGACCCCTGAAACATTTGGACTCGGTACTATTCCGGCGGCGGCGGCGGGTGGCGGACTTGGTTACGCGGCAGGGAATAGACTTGCAACCGGACTCGATCAGGCTATGGGAATTGGTACGCCTGAGACAATGAGCCAAGCTCTACACAATACGGCAAAGGATACCGCCGTAGGTACGGCTTACGGCGCGATAGGGCCGGGATTGTCGGCGGGAGGTAGTCTATTCAGTCAGGTAGGCAAAAACGCGCTTGTCGGCGGTCTTGGTAACGCGGCGGGCGGTATTGTGCAGGGCGCGGTAGATAATAACCCGGCCTCACTTCTCGACACGGCAAAGAATGCAGGTGCTGGCGCATTAATGGGCGCGGGTGGTACTATTGCAGGCGCGGCCATATCTAAAGGACTGGACACGGCAGGCATAGCGCGTAAGGCTACAAAGGACTTAGGGGTATGGCCGGGGATAAAAGCGGCGACGGCTGAATTTATACCTGACTTGTCAAAGTATGCAGACAGGACTGCCCGAAAGGTAATAAAGCCTTCACTGGCCCAGGATATGGTCAAGCAGGACAGGGGACTCCCTGCGGATTCAAAGGATATAACCCTTACACCTTCCGAAGCGGCTGAATATAATAGCCGGGCAGATAGGGCTTTGAGGGCAATAGTACAGGAAAAAGCAAGCCCAGTTGGGCCTGAAGGCGCGGCCAAAATGAATAAACTCAGGCATAGCACATGGCAAAAGATAGATAGCATCATTTCTCAGGGCGCGAAAAAGGGAGACACGGTTGATAATAATAAAATCATAGACGCAATGAGTAAGGCAGGGGCTGAAAAGGCGGCGGCTATGACAGACCATGAATCCGCATTTAGCACGGTTCAGTCTGTTATTGACTCTATGACGCAAAAGGGCGAACGTATTCCGGTTGACCTGGCTCATCAAATGAAAATGAACGGTCAATATTCAGCCGATTACGGGAAGTATAACCCGGACGTTATGAATGCGATGGAGAAGGCTAAGGCGGATGAGATAAACAGGCAGCTTCGGGATAAATACCCGGCCTACCGTGGTTTAAATGCACAATACCGTCAATATGCCGATGCGCAAGGGTTCCTTGAAAAAGCGTCTGGACGGTTGGCAAATAATGACGGTTCTATGGGTAAATTCTTGAACCGGGCAACAGGTGGCGCAATCGGCGGCTTTATGGGTACGTTAGGCGGCCCTGCGGGTACGGGTGCGGGTGCTTTAATTGGAAGCGAGGCTATGTCCGCCATCAACTCCCCGACAGGCAGAATGGCCCGCGCATTTTTAGCACAGGGCATTACCGACTTAGGGAAAAACAACAGATATACACCACGAGTTGGGGTTAATCCTAATGCTGAACGCAATATACGGAAAGCATGGGGTGGCGATCCTTCCGGCCCGTTACCGCCTCGCATGGCGTTACCCGCACCGGCACCGCCTCCAAAGGCTCCGCCTCTACAAATAGGACAGGACATGGGTTTTGATTTGCAGGGCGCACCTTATGGCCCCGCGTCTGCCGCAGGAACAGAACTACCCGCACCTGGTGCAAGGCCCGGATTACCCGCCCCAAACTTCCCGAAGCTGATAAAAGGGCCTGACGATGTTTATAGACTACCCGCACCGCCGACAGACTTTCAGATGGTCAACCCGCCCGCCCCGGCGTGGCCTAAGCTTGGGCCGCTATACAAGGGCATGGATCCGGCTACAGCCTCACGCGCTTCCGAGGTTTCAGGTAAACTGAGCGGCAAGAAAGCCCCCAGGAGCAACCCGCCCTTTTGAGCCGACCCCGGCAGTACAGGCCGGGACTCCGGTTAATCCGTGGCCGATAACGAAACCCAAGAGACAAAAAAATAAATAGAAAGGGGGTGATAACATGGCAAAAGCAAAGGGCAAGGGAACGAAGAAAGGCGGAAAGAAGGGCTGCTAAAATAACATTGACTCGATATTAGGAAGGGGCTTGAGAAATCAGGCCCCTTTTATTATTTTACGGTTATTTTCTAATTTCATACCCGCAAGTCATCGATAAACAAAGAATAAAATTTATTTAGCCTTTAATCGTTTTTTCTGTTGACAATTACCAAATTACTGGTATACTCGTAAATATCGAGCAACGTAAACGCTAACCACAAACAGGAGAGGCATCAATGACAAAGAAAAGTTTACCGTCCAAAATAGTAAGGATACCGCCCGCACCATACGAGAAGCTTCGCAAAGAAGCGTTTAAGCTTCGTAAGCCTATGAGTGTAGTGGTAGCCGAGGCCATAAACCTTTTTTTTAACCAGAAAAAGAGCGCGTAGGAGTCATCCATGCATCTGTACTGCCCTAAAAAACGCTTCTGCTCCAACTGGACGCCCGAACACCTGGCCGGATGCAAGCACTTCCTTGTCATGTACAGGTGCGGACACTTCGCCTGCCTTGCAAACAGCACGGCCTACAAACTCAAAAAGGAACTGCCGGCCCCGATGCTTATCAAGGTGCTGGCATGAAAGGAAATAATATGATGCCTCATTACTGGTCAAGGTTTGCAAAGCAGATGCCCGTCAAGGATGACAGTCTAATCAAGCCAACATGGTTAGCGGTCTTTTTCGCCGCCTACGTTGCGCTCATGGCCGGGATAGTAATCGGCCTCGATATTTACGAGAAGATAGGGAGATAACAAATTGACAAGCTCCTTTCCGCTGAAGCCGTCCGGCTCTCAAACGCCTAAGACTCAGGCAGCCTTGACGACGTTATAGACATTATAAAGGAGATAGGCAAGGCCATTGATGCTCATGATAACGGCGACATAGAGGATATACAGGCACTTTATAAGGATAACGCGGCTTAACTCTGACCAGCGAAAACGACGGCGCGGAACAAGGTTAATCACCTGCTGACCCGCCGCCACACGCTGGCAGAAACAAGGGAGGATACATTGGACAAGCACGACGTTTTGAGAGTTCTGGAACTCTGCAAAGGTAAGGCCAAAGGTATAGATATGGACGAGCTTCTTTTTCGCACAGGGTACGCGATAAGCGCAAGACGGGCAAGGCTCCATATTGAAGCACTCAGGCGGGACGGCCACCCGATATGCGGCGTACCTCTTGCGGGCTACTATATGGCGCGTACCGCAAAGGAGCTTAACGAGGGCTGCCAGTTCCTCAGGAGCCGCGCAATGACAAGCCTGGTGCTTGAGGCGGCAATGCGGCGCGTTAGTCTCCCGGAACTCATGGGCCAGATAACGATGGGAATATAGGGGGAATGATGGACGATCCGGAATTAATCGAAGAGGAAGTTCGGGAATGGTCTTGGATAAAAAGCGGTTGGCTTAACATGGCGAGAGGGGAAAGAGACGATGTCTAATTTACCGAGCTTATATGAACTGACAAACGAGTACGAGGCGGCACTGGCAGAGCTTGCGGACATGGAGCTTGACGATGAAACGCTAAAGGACACGCTGGAAGGCTTGGCCGGGACGCTGGAAGTCAAGGCCGTTAATGTAGCCCTCTTTGTGCGCAACCTGGAAAGTACCGCCGCCGCTATCAAGGACGCGGAAAAGGCAATGAGTGACAGGCGCAGGGCCATCGAGAACCGGGCGGCGAAGGTCAAAGACTACATTAAGGACAACATGATACGCGCCGGGATACTCAAGATAGAGTCACCATATTTCAGGCTTGCGATTCAGAACAACCCGCCGAGCGTCAAGATAGAGAACGTGGATGAACTACCACCGCATTTTTTGAAAATACCAGAACCGCCGCCGCCCGTGCCAGATAAGACCGCAATAGGCGCGGCACTTAAGGCCGGGGGAAACGTACCGGGCGCATGGTTGGAACAGGGCCAGAGGCTCGTCATAAAGTAAAGGGGAATCAATGGAAAGAAGCGAATCAATAAAAGAGATAGCGGCGGCACTTTGCAAGGCGCAGCGCGCAATGGGTGCCGCGATTAAAGATAGCAACAACCCCTTCTTTAATAGCAGATATGCCGACCTGGCATCTATAATAGACGCCATTAAGGAGCCCCTATCAGGAAACGGGCTATCCTATGTACAGGTTGCAAACCACATCTCGGGCGAGGTCGTCGTCGAGACCATACTCATGCACACGAGCGGCGAATGGATACTCGGCTCGCTTGCCATGAAGCCAACGAAGGACGACCCGCAAGGCGTTGGCTCCTGCATCACCTATGCCCGGCGGTACGGGCTGCAGGCGATGGTCGGCATACCCGCCGACGACGACGACGGGAACGCGGCCTCTGCCGCCGCCCCGCCAACACGAGAAAGCTCAGTCCGGCCAACTGCCGCGCATGGCACCAGCGGCACCGACAGCGCGCCTACTACCGGCGTCCGCAAGATAACTGAGGCCCAGAAGAAGCTCCTATTCGTCCGAGCCAAGGCGGCGGGCGTGACAGAGGAGGACTTGAAGGAATATATGCACGTCGAACACCTCCTGGACATACCCGCCGAGGCCATGACCAACCTACTGTCGGCCATTGCCGACGGCACGGTAAAGAAGGCAGTCAGCGGACAGGACGACATTCCATTTTAGAGAGGCCCTAATTGCCGCTTACTTTTAACAAAAAACTCCATGAATACCAATGGGGCGGGCAGGTAGTCCCGTCCGTGACGCAAGCACTATCAGAGTGGATACGGATAGGCATTGTAGGCGGCTTCTACGTCAACACGTTCTCCGGCCAGGCCATACCCGCGCGCCTCTTTGAGCACGCGGCCGACTTCGGGACGGCGGTGCATAAGGCGGCAGGCTTCATCCTCAGGGGCGAGCTCGATTGGGGCGCTATGGCCCCGGAGCTTATCGGCCCATGTTTACAGTTTGAGGCATGGCGACGAGATTTCGCGCCTGACATATCCGGAGTGGAGGGTCGGCTATACTCACAGGGGTACGGCTATGCGGGCACGTACGACCTGTTAATATCAGAAGGAAGCCGGAAGTGGCTCATTATCGACATAAAGACGGGCGGCCACGACCTGGCCGGGCCGCAGCTCGCGGCATACGAACAGCTCCTTAGGGAGGACGGCGTGAAGGGTATCATCCGCCGGGCCGTGCTCTACCTTCCCAAGGACGGCGGGCCATACAAGCTCATCGAACAGACGGACGCGCGGGATTGGCCATTCTTCCTCGCGAGTCTTAACCGGCATAACTACTTAGCGGGAAGGAGATGAAATGGCCGGCACCAAGCTCATTTCTCAGGTAATACATTGCCCCGTAATGGGGGCTTGGAGACCCGTCGCCGTCTGCCTCATGCGGTGCGCGGACGCCCCTTGTGCGAACTACATAAACCTACCACAGGAGGCGAAGCAGGCGGCCTACTACAATCTGAGGGAGCACGGGCACGCGCCCGCCATGCTGCCGTTTTAAAACTACCGGAACAGTCGCGGTAATGGAAAATACAGCCGTCGCATCCGCGATAAGCACCATGCGCACCAGGATACCCAAACGAGTTTCAGAAGATAGGAGGCATAAATAATGTGTAATTTCTTCAGTTGCTTAGTTGGTAAGGACAAAAAAGTTGCGTGGAGAGAGGACGTAGATTCGCATGAAAATCTGATTTCAATTGGTTATCCCGGCTATAAGGACGATGACCATCGAATCCTTTTTGGCGACACAAGTATGATGCCGTTTGCGAGGGTAGAGGTCACGCCGATAAATGGCGACGTATTCTCGCCCGTCAAAACTTGGCAATTTAAAATTGACCAGGCCATCACGCCGCAGTGGTGGACAATTGACCATGAGAAGGCCGCAAAAGAAGCCCTCAAAAAATGCCTCTCAAGGGTGTTGATAGTGGGGCAAGAAATCGATAGGCTCGAAAACCGCAATGGAATTTTCATGAAAGATTCTAAAATCGAGGTTGTGGTAAATTGTACTGTCCGCGCGATGCGGGGAAGCTCCACTGTCAGCGAGATGCGGGGAAGCTCCACTGTCCGCGAGATGCGGGATAGCTCCACTGTCTGCGCGATGCGGGGAAGCTCCACTGTCCGCGAGATGCGGGGCAGCTCCACTGTCCGCGCGATGTGGGATAGCTCCACTGTCCGCGATATGTGGGACAGCTCCGCAGTCGGCGCGATGTGGGATAGCTCCACTGTCCGCGAGATGCGGGGAAGCTCCGCAGTCGGCGATATGTGGAACAGCTCCACTGTCTGCGCGATGCGGGACAGCTCCGCTGTCCGCGCGATGCGGGACAGCACCACTGTCGGCGAGATACGGGACAGCTCCGCTGTCGGCGCGATGTGGGATAGCTCCACTGTCCGCGAGATGCGGGGCAGCTCCACTGTCCGCGCGATGTGGGATAGCTCCACTGTCCGCGAGATGCGGGACAGCTCCGCAGTCGGCAAGATGCGGGACAGCTCCACCGTCGGCCTTTACTCTGATAAGGCCACGTTCGCAATAGCCGATGGCTCAAATGGTCTTGCTGTTGTCCGCCACAAAAAAGACGTTGAGATATTCCACGCGCACGATGTACCGACGACCTTGCGGAAATATATAAAAGTCGCCGGAAGGTTCTATCTATGACTTCTTCATAATACCAGGAAAACAGGAGGATTAGGATTGGAACACATTGACGTAAAAGCCGCAGGGATGTTCACGCCGCAGGAAGAGGGCGATTGCAAGTTAACCGTTATTATCCCAAAAGAGGATAAATTTTCGCAGGACTTTGCATTTACCAAGCTTCGCTATCAGCTTATCCGTATCAGCCTTGTCCCGGTTGAGGCAACCGACCTACCTATCGCCCCGCCCTCAGCCGATGCGCTCTACAATGAGGGCATACAGGATATTCAGCGCGGCATGGCGAAGCTTGCACAGTACAAGCTCATGGTTCCGAGTGCAACGGCTGTATTCCTTGAGCCGATAACCGAGGCTCCGGGTAATGGCGAAGTACGCGACGAGAACGCTGCCATAGGGGATTTATTTGTAGAACAAGAGGAGAAAATACCATGCATATAAGAATAGGACGGGACGAGTTATTAAAAGGGCTTGAGCGGATACGGGGTCTTACACGAAAAGACGTTATGCCTATCCTGGCACATGCTCTTTTCACGACAGACGACGGGGACTTGGTTATAACCGCGTCCGACCTTGAAGCGACAGGCGTTGGCAGATATAGCGCAACCGTCCTTGAGGGCGGCCCGGCTGTTATTCAGGCCCAGACGCTGTTCGAGATTGTCAAGACTTTATCCGGTGAATTGGAAATAAAGGTGGACGCGAAAGGCGCAACGGTTATATCCGGCAAGTCTAAATATAAGGTTCCGGTAATGCCGCCTGCCGATTATCCCGCAATCCCGACAATGCAGGATGCTAAGTATTTCGAGTTCCCGAAAGAGATACTGGCAAAGATGATAGGCCGTGCAATCTACGCCATAAACGAGCGCGAAACCCGCTACACCATGACGGGTCTTTATCTTTCCCTAAAAGGCAACGGCGAGGGCTATGCAGACGTACTATGCGCTGCCACTGATGGGCATAGGCTGTCCAAGTGCGCCGACAACGTACCCGTTGGGGCGGACGATGGCGACACGCCGATTATACCCGGCATCATCATCCCTAAGAAGGCTCTCTTTGAAATAGCGCGTCTGCTAAAGGCGGCCGACCCTACTATCGCCATAGCCTTTGACAAGCAGTTATCCATCCAGGCTGGCGACTTCAGCTTCGTTACAAGGCTCATGGAAGGCCAGTTTCCCAACTATGAACAGATTATCCCACGCGATAATGGAAACGTCTTGACGGTCAAGACAGCCGCGTTAATGGAGGCTATAAAGAGGGCTGCCGTGTTCAGCCAGAAGGCTGTATTCGGGTTGGCAACTGGCAAGCTCGCCATTACCACGCCGGACGAGGGTACAGGCACGGCAGACGATGAGATAGAGGTCGAATACTCTGGGCCTGAAATGATTGTCGGGTTTAATATTCGGTATCTCATAGAGGCTCTTTCGGTTATTGACGGCCCGGATATAAGCATGGCCTTTGCTGACAGCGGTGCCATGCATCCGGTACTCATAACCGACAAAGCGGACGACACGACCTTACACCTTATAATGCCGATGAGGGTTCAAGCATGAACTTAATAAGCGAGGCATATAGCGAACTCCACGAAATAAAGCACCGTTTCGAGAGCGGGGATTCTGAAATAGCCATGACTCGCCTTGACGACCTAATGTCAGAACTGGAGGCTTGCTGTTAACATAACATTCCATATTTCAGACGAAACAGCCGCCCGGCTCCTTGAATTCCGGGATGCGCGAGACTGGCAGAAGCATCACACACCCGCCGAGCTTGCCAGGGCGTGCGCATCCGAGGCCGCAGAGCTTAATGCGCTCCACCTATGGGGCGTGAAACCGAAAGAGGACAAGGAGTGTAAAGAGGTTGCCGACGTTGCGATATACCTCTTTTACTACTGTAAGGCGCGGGGTATGAACCTGGATGCGATTATCAACTACGCTATCGACGCGAACGAGGTCAATTATCCCCTGTCCGCAGGGAATAGGCCGGATAGGGATAAATAATTCTTGACATCCTGCGGCTAATTTGGGAATATAGCAAATACAAAATGTTGACACAAAACCCAAAACAGTTTAGCCTCAAGAGTTCCCATACCGTGAGGGTGGGACGGTGTCAACAGCCGTGTAGCTCTTGGGGCTATTTTATTTAGAGGGGGAAATGAAAAGGATATATAGAAATTATCGGGAGTGGGAAGAAACCAGGGCCGGTTTATGGAACAGACCCGTAGGGATAGAGCGCGATACACATATAGAGAAATGCTCTGTCTTTATGTCGGATACAATGCTATTCGAAAGGGCTATGTTCCGAGTAATACTTGAGTGGCCGATATCCTGCGAAGTCAATTTTACGTCTAAGGGTTCAAATCGTCAGGCATGGTTAGGGCATGCGGCTTGCTGTATTGAAATAGGCTGCCCTGAAGAACCCACAAGGGCCGCGTGGTGGAAGCTAACGCAAGAGCAGAGAGACCTGGCCGACGCTTCTGCTGCAAAGGTTATTAAGGTATGGGAGCAGGAAAATGGTTATCTTGGATTGGGGGCATAGCCATGCCAAAAAAGAAAATAGGAATTGACGTATTGACCGCAGCAAGGGAACGCATATCGTGGACGTTCGATAATTTTAAGCGCATCTCAATAAGTTTCAGTGCTGGGAAAGATAGCACTGTCATGCTACACCTTGTCATGGATGAGGCTATAAAGCGTGGGCGCAAGGTAGGCATTTTATTCATCGATCTTGAAGGGCAATACAAGCTTACGATTGATCACGCAAGAGAGTGCCTTAAAATGTACGAAGAACATTCCGAACAATTCTGGGTCTGCCTGCCTATCCACCTAAGGAATGCCGTGAGCGTTTACCAACCACACTGGACCTGCTGGGACGATGACGTAGTGGAGTCCTGGGTTAGAGAGTTGCCGCAGGAAGCGATACACGACCAATCGTTTTTCCCTTTCTTTGCAAAAAACATGGAGTTTGAGGAATTTGTGCCTGAATTTGGCGAATGGTACGCGCAAGGAGAGTCGGGCGCGGTAATGGTCGGTATACGATCCGACGAAAGCCTTAACAGATTCAGAACCATTGCCAGTACCAAGAAAATACGCTTCGAAGGAAAACAACACACTACCCAGATAACCGAAAATATTTACAACGTCTATCCCATCTATGATTGGAGGGCGCAAGATATATGGGCTTACCAAGGCAGGAACACAGATAAGCCCTACAATAAATTATACGATATGATGCACTTAGCTGGCCTTACTATCCACCAAATGCGCATCTGTCAGCCATATGGAGACGACCAAAGGCGTGGATTGTGGTTGTTCCACCTAATAGAGCCGGAAACTTGGGCGCGTATTGTGGCAAGGGTAAATGGTGCAAATGGCGGGGCATTATATGTCCAGGAATGGGGGAATGTAAACGGCTACAGACGAATAACCAAGCCAGAGGGTCATACTTGGAGAAGCTTCGCGGAACTCCTGGTATTGTCCATGCCACCCAAATCGAAAGAACATTACGAAAACAAGCTATTAGTTTTCAGGAAATGGTGGCAGGAACGCGGATACCCAGAAGGTATACCCGATGAGGCGGATTATGCTATAGAGGCCGCAAGGAAGGCTCCATCGTGGAGAAGGATCTGTAAATCTCTACTGCGAAACGACTACTGGTGCAAAGGGCTTGGCTTTTCTCAGCATAAAAGCGAGGCATACGAGAAATATCTAAAATTAATGAACAAGCGGAGAGAAAAATGGTCAATCGCATAACGTCCGAGGCAAGGAAGCTCTTTGAACTGATAAGACACTTGAGCGATGCAGAGAAAATAGATACAATCAACCAGGTAAAGATTGCTTTGCATGAAGTGAGCCCATTTAAAGCTGAGCCGGTCGATTGCGTTCTGTGGGTGGAGTCCGTCGCGGTAGGGTCCAACGATTACAACCCGAACAAGGTTGCGCCTCCAGAAATGGAACTCCTCAGGATAAGCATATCCGAGGACGGATATACTCAGCCTATCGTTGCTTTCAATGAGGGTGGAGTGTACGAGGTTGTTGACGGATTCCATCGCCACCGCGTAGGGAAAGAGTGCCCCGATGTTCAAAGCCGCGTCAAAGGCTATCTTCCGATAGTTTCAATCAATGACGACAGAACAGACAAGGGCGACAGAATAGCGTCCACTATACGCCACAATCGCGCCAGGGGAAAACATATGGTTTCGGCTATGTCTGATATCGTTTTAGACCTGAAGCGGCGCAATTGGAGCGATATAAAGATAAGCCGCGAACTAGGCATGGACAGTGACGAGGTTTTGCGTCTAACGCAAATAACCGGGCTTGCTGAAATGTTTAGAGATCAGGAGTTCAGCGAAGCTTGGGTAGTCGAGGGATACGAGGAAGCAACGGAAGAAATAATCCAGGAGGTAGAAGGTTGAAATTCTCAGCCTCATCATTCAGCGCATTTACAGAGTGCCAAAATAAATTCAATCTCCAGTATGAGCTTGCAGTAAAAAAAGCGGAAGTGTCGAACCAGGCCGAATTTGATTATGGTAAATACGTCCATAAGTATGCAGAGGTTTTTGAGCTTACTGGGGACGACAATCTATCAAAAAACGAGGCTGCGTTGGAACTTACCGATGGAATAAAGGTTTCGGATAAATTCGCCAATATAGAGGCTGATATCGCTTGCTATAAAAAGTACCGGTCTGGGCAGACGATTGGCCTTGAGAAGATGATAATGTATGAACTTTTCGAGGGTATAGATGTGATAGGGTTTATTGATAGGGTTTCACTTGTCGATAATACCGTAACGCTTATTGATTACAAGACGGGGAAAAGGGTTGACAGCGGAATTCAGCACTCGCATAGATTGTATGCCTTGTGGGCTTTGTGGCGTTACCCATTCGCAGATATAACCCTTGATTGGCAGTATCTCTCCATAGGGAAGCGTAAGAAATATAACGTCAAGGAAGAGGATGCCCTGAGTATCCATAGGATCCGGGAATATTACGCCGACATACTTCAGGAGCTGGACCATTGTCGTACTACTGGCACATGGAAGTCAGTCAGCCACTTTGAAAAATGGAGATGCGGATATTGTGCTGTATCTCATGCCTGTAAAATGCAAGGCGGCTGAAAACAATATGTCAACTCCAACCCTATTCAACGTGATGGAGGCATAATGCTTGTCGAGAATACGCTTTTCGGTACGATTGATAAGGTTGCGGACAGTATCGCCCGTATCAAGCACTTTGAGCCGCCAGAGGGCTACTATGTGGCCTTTTCAGGCGGTAAGGATAGCTGCGTAATCCTTGACTTGGTTAAACGGTCAGGCGTGAAGTATGACGCGCATTATAACCTGACTACGGTTGACCCGCCCGAACTGGTGAAGTTTATCAGACGTGAGCATCCAGAAGTAGAGATACACAGGCCGGAAAAATCTATGTGGAAGTTAATAGTTAGCAATCAGATACCACCTACCCGCCTTGCCCGTTATTGCTGCCGGATACTGAAAGAGGGCGGCGGGGCAGGTCGCAGAGTTGTTACAGGTGTTCGTTGGGCTGAAAGTGTCAAGCGTGGCAAACGAAAGATGGTTGAGGATTGCCATCAAGGAAAACGGAAGGTCTATTTGCATCCTGTCATAGATTGGACTGATGCGGACATTTGGGAGTATATCAGGACAAATAGCCTGCATTATTGCTCACTTTACGACGAAGGATTTAAGAGGCTTGGGTGCATCGGTTGTCCAATTGCTGGCAAGGTTGGCATGAATAAAGAGTTTGGGCGATATCCTAAACTAAAGGCTTCTTATCTCAGGGCATTTGGCAGGATGATTAAGGCAAGGGATGAATCAGGCAGAAGGCGTCATGGACTGGTGGATAAACGGAAGCGACAAGGGCGACCCTGACCAGACCGTTATGTTTGAATAGATACCGAGTATCACGGAAGGAGGATAGTTGAATAAAGATATAAGAGTTTCGACAGCTTTTCCGCGACATCCGAAGCGAAAACTATTACAGGAAAAGCTTGGATATAAAGGGGTTCTTGCGTTAATAGATTTGTGGTGTTGGGCGGGAGAGGTTCGGCCTACTGGCGACTTATCCGGCCTGAGTAATAAATTAATAGCCGACTTTGCAGGCTGGAAAGGGAATGCATTGTTATTCACTCAAACCCTTATAGACTGTGGTCTTATAGAGGGTGACGATAATAATTACCGCCTCCACGATTGGGAGAAACACAACGGTTATGCGGCCCATGCTGAGGTGCGTTCTGAAAGGGCAAGACGGGGCGCGGCGGCTAAATGGCGCGGGAAAGGCGATGCTAACGAGATGCTACAAGCATCCCCTAAGCATGCAACAAGCAATGCCCTAAGCACAAACAAGCATGATGCTCCTACTCCTACTCCTACTCCTACTCCTACTCCTACTCCTGCTCCTACTCTAAAAGATATAAAGACTAAAAACAATGTCGACGTTTCTTTGCCCGGCTGGATACCGACCGAGGCTTGGGCCGGTTTTATTGAGATGCGGGGGAAGATAAAAAGGCCCATAACCTCCCGCGCAAAGGAACTGCTGGTTAAAAAGCTTGAAGCCCTTCGCGCTCAAGGACACGAACCTGGCGCGGTTCTTGACCAGTCAACGGAGCATTCATGGCAGACGGTTTATGCTCTTAAGGGCGGAGAACCTAACGGCAGAGACGAGAAGACCAGCCGGACGCTCAGGGCGGCAAAAGAGTTTTTGGGGGAAGGATGAACGATACGGACAAGGCCCAATTCGCAGAAATTATGGCCACAACGTGCGTGGCCTACGGCACGGCAGGGAGCAAAGAGCTTTTCAGGGTCTATGAACGCGCCCTGCTAAATTACACAATTCAGGCCGTGCGCGACGCCTTCAATAAAGCCGTCCGCTCCTGCAAGTTCTTCCCCCGGATTGCCGACCTGATAGAAATTATCGACGGGAGCGCCGAAGGCAACGCGCTCCTCGCCTGGGTCAAGGTTAAGGACGCGCTGCGGAGGCCATCGGCCTATCAGACCGTTGTATTTGACGACGCGGCAATACATGCGGCCCTCACCGCAATGGGCGGCTGGCACACGGCCTATTGGTGGGAGGAAGAAGATCTCGTATGGCGGCAGAAGGAGTTTGAACGCTACTACGCGCTTTACTTCGGCAAGCCCTGTGAGGTTATCCCCCTCCCCGGTCGCGGCCAGGTCGAGGTTGAAAAGCAGGGCCACGAATGGAAAGGGCTGACCCGCTTCATCGGGGACGCTGACAAGGCGGGGGCTTTGCTCGAACAGAGCGAGGCCGTAAAGAGGTTGAATTGAACTGCTCGGTATGCGGTGGACTGTGCAAACATGGGAAATGTCCGGTGCGCGTGCGGAAACATTATCAAGACGAAAGAGGCGGAGGTTTATATCTCCTGTCGTGCCAGGCAGTCAGGCCGGAAGGGAAAACGCGCGTATGAGGACGAGGCCGCAAAAGGCGGGATAGCTGAAAGACGAGTGGCTGAACTATCCGGTAATCCCGGATAGTTGCTTATAGGGAGGGCATATGGGTGCCTGTCAATATTTAAAGAAAGAATTCGGCTTGCTTTGCAGGCTGCCCGGTATCGGGCAATGCACGGATGATGGAGTCTATGAGGAATGCCAGCAGGTTCTAAGGGTAAAGTGCAATAAATGCGGCAAAATTACTACCATGCTGTGCCTGGGGAAGTCGGCAGATGGCTGGTGCGACGGTTCCCTTATACCGATGGAGACTTATGGAAGAGCTTAACGAGAAAACAAGGCAGAAGTTCGTGGAGATTGAGGAAATAGCCCCGCCGGACGTGGAATACAAGGACGAGGCAGCCGGTGAAGAACCCGAACCCCAGGCCCCTGTAGCGTGCCAGAAGTGCGGGAAAGTGCAGTATCCTTCCGATGCATGCCGCGACCCCGCCTGTTTCGGCACTGAGTTCGCTGAAGCCGTTACCATCTACGGCCTCTGTAAAAACGCGCCCAACTCGAAGGCGTGTTATAAAAGCACTCGGGGCAAGAACTTCAGCAGGACAATCTGGCCCGTGGTGGGGCTCTAATTTCAAGGAGGTGAGAGGATTTCATAAGAGAAAGAGGAACAACAATTGCGAAAAATGATTGTACTCGGACTTGACCCCGGCGTAAAGACCGGGTATGCGCTCTTGCGGGAAACCGAACGCGGGCGGCTGCCCGAGATATTACAGCACGGCACGGTCAGCACGGAAGCGGGAGACGAACTGGCGCCGCGACTCAAACTAATACTCGACACGATAGACCCGTTGGTCAGGCAGGCGGACGTGGCGGTGATCGAAGTCCCTGCGAATATTACCTATGCGCGCAGCTCGCACGCGTTCGGCAAGGCGCTAAACCTCGCCTCGATGAACCTGAACAACCGGATTACGGGCGCGATTATGGGGCAACTATCGCTCCACGGCGTGAAGGTCGTGGAGCGGGTTTCCACGTGGAACCACCAGAATAAGGCGGGCAAGGGTGCGCAGGTGCTCGCGCTGTACAGAGACCTTGGGCGCACGAGCGAACATGCGCGGGACGCCATCCTGCTCGCGCTGACATACACCAAATAACCGGTCACTAAACCTCTCCGAACGATTGCTCAGGTCGGTCATCTCTATCTCGCCACTATGTAGCCAAGCACCACGCCCAGGACGAAAACACCGGCTAACAGAGAAAGCATCCCGGCAAGACACCAGCCAATCCGGCGCTTGCCGTGAAGACGGTTGAAGCCCTGCATATATCGCGTGTAGTCTCCGTTCATCAGACTGCCTCCCTTCGCCTCCGTTCCGGTTTAGGGGCACGGCCCAGACGCTCACTATGCCGTTAGTTGTATGCGGCAGCCTCGTCGGTATGTAAACCTCTACTGCTATTTACCGTAGTCCTTAACCTTGCGATAAGCTGCCTCCGCCCGCCCGATGCCTTCCAAAAACTCAGACTCATACTCGCCGCAATAACCGTAATCGGCAGCGGTGTTTTCCATCGCTAAAAACTCTTTCCGCAATAATTCCAAAAGTTCAGAAAAAGTTGGTTTCGTGTGCATTTATTTATCCCCCTTTGACCCGACTCGTTATTAAGAATACCGGTATCTCCAGATAGACCGCTGTATCATCACCGCAAGCCTCGCGGAGCCTTTGCGGGGCATTTTTCTATCTCCGCTTGCAAGAGCCTAATCACTAAGGCTGTGAGGTTTGTCCCTTGCATAGCTGCAAGGGCTTTAGCCTCCCGGTGTATATCCTCTGGAACATTACGTATATATAAGGTAGCCATGCTATGCCCCCAAGTTTTTTTTGTCGTGCCCAGACAATCCGGCCAACTTACAGCCATTGTTCAAAAACCGCTTGATGACCGCAACGCTCGCACCCACGACAGGAGTCGGGAAGTAGCCGAGTGCCTTGACCGTGCTCTCGTCCGCGATAACTCTGTGATATATAACGTCTTGCGTTTCCTCGTTTTTGACCGGATAAATCTCGTACCCTTTGTATTTTTGCATCTTCGTACCTCCTGTTATTAAGCGGCCTTGCGTATTTGGTCGGCCAAAAACATAAGGTTATCCACAGACTTGCCATCTGCTACGGTCTCCACATAATTATCCGCGGCCCACTCTCCAAGCATCTTAGGCAGGTCGGTATATCTCTCGCGGTCTTTGGAGCCGCAAAGGTCGGCCAGATTGCCGCATATCTCGATAATGCGAGACTGGTCACGCGAGCCGCCCAAGAGCTGCAAAAGCATAGCGCGGAAATTGTCGGCTGTTATAGTCCTATTGTAGCGAGCCATTTTGATTGCATCATATACAGCATCCATTTCGTACCTCCCTTGTTATGTTATAACTATAACACGTGTTATCTGTTTTGTCAAGGGGTTTTTTAAAAAAAGTGAAAATAATTGAAAATAGTTTGCAAGTCATTGAAAACAAAGGGAAAGGGAGTTATGTATATAGTTCCCCTTTTTCCTGCCACATTAGGACTCCGTTCGTTAAAAGATGATCATTTCCCGTCCTTCTCCTTTTTGGCCGGCTTCTTAGTTTTCGGCTGTTCCCAGTGCGCCGATTTACAGCGCGGGCACTGCCGGACATCGAGTTGGCGCGGCGCCCATTTATGGCCGCATCGTTTACAGGTTATTATTACGAGCTGTTCGATTAGCATTTACCCTACTCCTATTCGTGGTGTGTGTCTGGAGCGAACGCGCGCCGTACTACCGAGCCGCGCGGGATGCGGACGGGCGCAGAGCGGAACGATACCACGCGCGGCCTGTCCGCCGGGTGCGTGAGCGCCCGGGACATGGAGACCGTCTCTGAGTTGCCGCACGCGCATGGCCCTGGGCCGCGACGTATGAGGTCGCATTCCGGGCATATTTGCGCTTCAGATAATGGGATGAACGTTGTCATTTTGCCTCCTTTTCTGCCATAGTGATAGCGATGTTCACGGCCCAAATAGTCGGCTCTGTTGCCTCCGGGATATGCGGGCAAGCGCGCAAAGTTTCCGCCGCCCGTTTAAATGTAGCCGTAGCCGTCCACACGAGCCTTCCCCGGCGTCGCTTTCACATGGCCTCCTTTTCTGCTTCAGCGCGTTCTGCCTCAGCGCGTTCAGCGTCCGTCTCCGCTTCCTCCGGAGTGGGGAACGGGCCGCTCCACGCCCAGGCGTTCCCGCTCTCGCCCCCGTTGGCGTCGTTCCAAAACCAGCCGATGCGCCCGCCATGGGCCTCGTCCCATCCCTTAGGCAGGTAGGTTACCGATGCGCCGAGTGTGTTGTCGTCGTTCTCGTAGATGTGGATAAGGTTCATTATGTTCCCTCCTGGTTATTGGGGCGTCCGCCCCGCTCTATATATTGATACCCATATATATACCACATACGGATACCTTTGTCAAGAGGATATTCATTTTTTTTAAAAATAATTTTCGCCGTGTATAATCAATGGGTTAGTTGCCCGGAGTCACCCGGAGACGCCCGGGTTACATTTTTTTGTTGACATTTCCTAAATATTCTGCAACGATAGTTGCAGGATAACGGGCTACAATACCCGGCACGGTGAAAAAACAGAGTGCTGAGCTCTGGGCCCCTCGTGGTTCCGCCTGCCGGGATGCCCGATATACACGCGATGCCCGCCTCCAGTGTTGCTCATGCCAGCGACCGGCACCGGGCGGGATAGGACTACAGGGCGCGTTAGGTGCCGGATAGGGCATGGGGAGCCAGCCTGAGAGGGTTGGGAGCGGTCGGGAGCGGCGACCGGGCAACCGTTGCGAGAGCCGGCGAAATCTCGCAAGAACCCCGGCAGCGAAAAAAGCAAGTATCTTAAGGGCTTGCAAAGTTTTTTCAGTTTTTTTTGATTTTTTTTTAACCTGGCACACTTTTTGCCCTACAGGGTTTTGTGTTAGGGGATTAGTATGCGGGAGAACTGAGCGAGGACTAAAATCAAGTTCCGCTTTTTTTTCGATCACTTAGTCTAATAAAGCGAACGTGGAGGCGGCTTGAGCGGTAAGAAATCCATAACTGACCCACCTGAGAAGCGTAAGACCTCCCCGGCCAAGAACACGCCAAAAAAATCACCCGTCCCAAAGACTCCCCCAAAGAAGCCGACCCGGAAACTCGCAAAAGAGAAGAAGCCGAAAAAGAAAACACCGCCGAAACAAAAAATACCGGAAGGTAGGCCATATCTCTATTCGTCTGAATTTGGAGAGGCAATATGTAAACTATTGATTTCAGGGATTTCTTTACGGAAAATATGCTTAGACGAGAGAATGCCGAACCAGGACACGGTTTATTCTTGGCTCGCGAAGGAGCCCGAGTTTTCCGAGAAGTATATTAAGGCCCGCGAGATTCAGGCCGGAAACCTTCTCGACGAAATACCAGAGATTGCTGACGATTCAAGCCTGGACGAAGTTTTCACCGACGAAGGCAAGCGGCTGTTAAATTCTGAATTTGTCCAGCGATCCCGGCTCAGGGTTGAGGCGCGGTTGAAATACGCTGCCAAGATATGCCCTCGTAAATACGGCGAGAAGATAGCCGCTGAAGTATCGGGCGTTGACGGCGAACCTATCAAAAGCACACTCACGGTTGAGTTTATACGACCCACAAAGGAGACGGAATAATGTCCAGGGGAACTGTTTTGGCGTGGAAGGGTGAGAAAGGGTACGGCTTTATCAAGCCGGACGAGGGCGGTACTGATGTGTTTGTCCACTACACAGACATCGTGAGCGACGACAGGCGCCGCAACTTGACCGAGGGGCAGGCCGTCGAGTTTAACCTGGTGGAGAGCGAGCGCGGCGTTAAGGCGGTCGAGGTCAGGGTGGTATGAACCCGGTCTCGACTTCTCACGTCCCGCCTTATCCGGTTGTTGTCAGATATGGCGATATTGTCCAGACAATGGACGGATACGGGATAGTCAAGGACATTGACGGCCCGGATTGTGTGTGTCGAGTTTCTGCCACAAATGGGACACGCGTAATGGCGACTGCCACAATACAGATACCGGAAGCCTTTGAAGAACTCTTTGTTAAGGGTGTCGATAAGGTATACTGGGGCGGACGAGGCGGCGCAAAGTCTTGGGCCGTTGTTGACGCTGCTTTAATTCGTGGCCAGATGGAAAAGCTCCGGTTTATGTGTGGCCGTGAGATTCAGAACTCGATTGAAGATTCTATCTATCAGCTCCTGGTTGACCGCATAGACGCACACGACCTGAGAAGCTTCTACACTGTACAAAAGACCCGTATCATCGGCAGGAACGGCACGACGTTCGTCTTTAAGGGGCTTCGGCATAACCCGGACGGCATGAAGTCTTTTGAAGGCATAGACATTTGCATAGTTGAAGAAGCTCAAAGGGTATCGGCTGATTCGTGGTCAAAACTTATCCCGACGGTCAGGAAAGACGGTTCCGAGATATGGGTTGTATTCAATCCGTCAACCGAGGATGACCCGACGTATCAGGAGTGGGTTGTCCACCCGCCAGCCGGGACGATTGTTAAAAAGGTATCGTATCGGGATAATCCGTTTGAATCTGAGAAGCTAAAGCAGCGCAGGCTACACCTCAAGGCAACCGACCCGGAAGCCTATGATTTTATATACGAGGGCAACTTCAACAACAAGGTAATCGGCGCGTACTTTGCAGAGCAGATGAACACGGCAGAGAAGGAAGGCCGGATTTGTAACGTACCTTACGAGCCGACACTCCCAGTTTATACGTCCTGGGACTTGGGTATGAATGATGAGCTTGACATCTGGTTTTTCCAGATTGTCGGCAAAGAGGTACGCGCAATTGATTTCTTTGCCTCAAGTGACCACGGCTTAGACTTTTATGCAAAGATACTCAAGGAAAGGCCGTATGCTTACGAGGAACATCTTCTGCCGCACGACGTTGAGGTAAGGGAGTTGTCAGACGGTAAGACCCGCAAGGAGACGCTTGAGGGGCTTGGGATTAAGCCGGTAAGGACGGTTTCACGGGTTCCGAACCAAGCTGAAGGTATACAGGCGGTTAGGGCGTTTTTGCCTCGTGTCTGGATTGAGAAGACCAAATGCGCGGACGGAGTGAAGGCACTCAAAAACTATCACCGCGAATGGGATGATAAGAGGCAGGTATTTATTGAGTATCCGGCACACGACTGGGCCAGTCATCCCACGAAAGCATTCGAGACGTTCGCCAGGGGATTCCAGGAGAAGGTCAAGGCTTCGGCCCCGCGTCCCGATCCCCGCGACGATGCAAGAAACTACGTTGAAGGCCACTACATAGGGCCATAGGAGGGAAGGCATGGCGTTAATCAAGCTTTTACCCGGCACAGTGCTGGAAAGGCTAAAGTCAATCAGTCCGGACAAGTCATATACGCCGAAGGTCGGCACGTCTGCCGAAAGGCGTATCCCGGGCGCGTGTCGCTTCATTTCTGTCAGAGGTTGACTTGACCTCGTCGGAATGGGAATGGATTTACGAGCGGACTAAAGAAATGAACAACATCGCTCATGCCCAAGTTATTTGCGCAATAGCGGAACGGGCGCACCTGGAAGATCCGGCTAAATTCAGGCAGGTATTCGGCAACTCTTACACGGGAGCAGCATAATGAAAATGGATGCGGCAATAGTAGGCGAGGATAAGAACTATGAAGCGCGCGCCGACTTCAGATGCCTTGCGGATGCGGCGGCAATCAGGAAAGACAACAAACGATTCAGGGCGGCGATGAAGGAAGGCCCGGCCATACTGAAAGAGGGCAAAGAATCAGCCGACGAGGAACAGTCGAGCGTGGACGAGATGGAGAGTTTGCTGGAAGAGCTTAAAGGCATGAATGCCGTGGACGATTCGACCGATGATTAAACATATCATGCTCATAGCGTTTATCGCCTTACTTATGGTTGCCTGCATAGAAAAGGCTCCAGCGGCCGACCTAAAGGGCGCGGTCGCCATTAACCCGGCCACAGGACAGGAGCAGGCGCGGGTTGTCGGCATATCAGGCGGCGGGATACAGCTTGACCGGGCCGCAAACACAGGCACGAAGATATTCCTTGTTGACGTGGACACCTGGACAAAGGGAAAGTGTGGGGTTTGTCATGGAAGATGAAGAACCTAACAGACCGTGGGTAGAATAAACAGGAGGCGTACCGTGAATGTAAAAGAGCTGATAAACATATTAGGTAGTAAGGCAGACGCGGCGGTTGTTGTTGCCGAGGGCCGGAACGTGATAGGCATTGAGGACGCGCCTGAGATGCACCCGGACGGCGTGAGGCTCATCCTTGAGGACATAGAGGCCACGGCAGAGATAACCGAGATTGACACCGCCTCTGAATCTGTAATGTCTCCTGCCGACCCGGATGCACTTGAGGTGATTGAATAGTGTTGACCTTGACCGAGCGGGACAGGGACATACTCTTTTCTGCCAAGCGTACTGAGATAAGAGAGGTACGCTGCCCCGTCTGCAATTTGTTGTTGCTTAAAGCATGCGGTTATGGTACTATCGAGGCGAAATGCGGTAGGTGTAAGCAGATTCATATAGTAAAACTGTAAGATTTGCTTTACCGAGGCAGACCCGATTCATTATCGAGGTACTTTGGCCCGGAGAGTGGAGAAATCCATTTTCCGGGCTTTTTTATTTCGGGGTGAAACATGGCGGTTTCGACAAAAGACTTGCCGCAGGACGTGAACTCAATCCTTGATTTATTCAAGGCCGCACGGTCAGGTAGGCAATTCTACGAGACGCGTTGGATAAAGAATTACGCACTCGCCACGAATTACCGCAATAAATCCAAGTATCCGTATCGCTCCAACGTAGTCATCCCGACAATCTTCTCAAATATCCATGACCAGTTACCACGCATAGAAGCTGCAATCTTCGGCGGCGAGCCAATGGTGACAGCCTTCCCGATTAACCAAATAGCCATAGATAACTGCCAGAACGTTGAGGATATGTGGACGTGGGACTTTTTGCGGGCAGGTATCCGACAAAAGACGGTATCCTGGGTGCTTCAATACCTGATATTTGGAGACTCTTTCCTGAAGCCGTTCTATCGTTTCGATATAAATAAAGTATCCGGCAAAATAATATACGACGGGCCGGACGCGGCGGTAATGGATATATGGAGTGCGTACTTCGATCCTGCGGCGACTTCTACGCAAGCCCCTGACTACTGGATACACCGCAAAATATACACCTCAAAGAAGCGGTTTCTTAAGGACGCGCAGCTTTACGGCTATAAAAACGCGGACAAGATAGCGTCTTTCGGCGGGATAGCGGACGAGGATTGGCGACAGGACTTACTCAATTATATCAACTTGGGCTACAACAACGCCGACGCCCTGAAGGAGGCCGTCGAGGTTTTGGAGTTCCACGACACGGTTGAGAATACCGTAACCGTCATAGCTAACCGGGACACCATCCTAAAAGAAACCGCACCGGAATTATTCGAGGGCTCGCAGTTTATCAAGATAGGCAACTACGAGCAGCCGATGCAGTTTTATAGCAAGGGCGAGCCTGAAATAATGGAGAGCATGTTTCATGCCCTGAATAATAAATTCAATCAGGGTGTGGACGCTGCCGAGATATTCAACAACCAATCGCTCGTTGTCGAAACCGGGACGCTTGAGAACGAAAGCCAGAATATACTTAGGCCCGGTTCCATGATCCGCGTCAAACAGGGCCGAATAGGCGGCATTGGCGAGGCTCCTTTCCGTAACGTGACACTTCCCGCAAACCTGCAAGAGCAGCAGCAGCTCCTGACATATATGCGCATGGCGACGGTTGGCGAACACGCCTTATCTTCTCCCGGCACGAAGAAGACCGCGACGGAAACCGACTATATAGCCAATAAGGAAACGGGCCGCCTTAACCTCAAAATATCGTGCATCGAATATCTGGGAATAAAGGAATATGCCAGGGTATCACTTGACATGCGCAAGAAGATGATTGGCATGGGCATGGTGATTGTCAAAAGCGACGAGATGACCGGGCAAAAATACCCTTGGGTACTCAAGGATCGGGATTTGGAGGGCGAGTTCGACCCGCAGCCGATGGGTAGCCAGGCATCAGCGTCCCGGTCGAAGGAGCGCGATGAGGCGACGGCGGTTCTTAACCAGATTAAGGGTGTCCCGTTCATTAACCAGAAAGAGGCTTTCAAGGATTTCTTGAGCGCAATGGGCCGTAAAGATGTGGGCCGATTCTTTGATATGACTGAGCAGGGCCAGCCCGCGCAGCCGATGTTACCCGCACCGGGACAGCTTCAATTAGGCGCACCCGCTGGATTGCCCGGCATACCGCAGGGCGCACCGCCTGAAATGGCAGGCGCAACATGAGCATAACGGACGCGGTTGACGCTCTGAATGTTATTGAGCAGTTTAACGAGGATAGGCAGCGTCAAGAGATAAAAGAAAAGGCCGTATCCTTTGGCCGCACCATGAAAGAGTTTACGCAGTCTGAAGTATGGACAGGCTACTTGAAACCGCTCCTTGATAAAAGGTTATCCGAAGCGCAAGCGGAAATGATGGACGTCAAGAAGGGCGATACCGAATGGCCGAACAACCTCGTGAGGGCGCAAGAAAAAGCACTCTCCTGTAAATATCTGATAGGCATTATCGAAGCCCCGATAGTCAATATGAAGCGCATTTTAAAGGAGGAAGACGATGAGTGAGATAAAGGAACTTACAGAAAACCCGTCCGAGATGGAACTGATTGACCATTTAGCGGGCGACATAGAATCCACTGGCGAGGAATTAGGACAAGCCGAGGCAGCCCCTGAGACACCGCCTGTTGAAGAAGCAGAGGCGACAGCCAGCACCGACGACAAAGGACAAGCCGACAAAGCCCCGGAAGGACAAGCGGACGCGGCCCCGGACGAAGCGGGAAAACAGACTGAGCAGCCAGCCGATGCACCGAAGTACACGCCCGAAGAAATAGCAGCCGCGTTCAAGGCCCAGGCCTCATACAAAGAGGCCCAGGCTGCCATG